CCATTTTTTCCAGCTTTGTTTTTAGCAGCAGTAATAATGTCCGCACGAGTAATCTTGTTTCGTGGCGGTGCAAAAGCCGCTAACTTTTTTTGCTTTGCAGATAATTTTTTTGCCATAACTATTTCTTTTTACCTCCAAACATCTTACGGAATTTTTTGGTATGTACGGATTCTTTTGTTTTCCTTCTAACTCCTGACTTATTAGTATCACTTGGGAAAACATAGGCTGAAGGATCCTTTGATGATTTACGAGCATTACGTTGTATTTCTTTACGACGTTTAGCTTTATCTTCTGAACTTAAACCAGCTAAATATTTAGCTGGTATTTTACGTTTTTTCTTTTTCTTACGGCTCGCAGGGGCTTTTTTAATCTGTTTAGCCATATTACCACGAGTCATTGCCATTACATTAATCTCGGCACAGCCGCAGCCGCTATAATCAACACTGCTATGCCCCACAATCTCATATCTAATTTATCAAGTTGTTTTTGTATCTGGGCATATCGCTCACTGCAATCTGCCTCATGCTTTTCTAACAACTTTAATACATCATCTGCTTTCATTACCATGCCTTACATGACCAATACCGCGCACTAAATTTATCTTTAGCACTAGCGCAATTATGTCTAGCTCTAAAAGATTTACGCCTTGCTGGTTGGTCTTTTTTAATACTCATATTCGGGTCACCGAAACGAACCAGTTTAATTTGGCTACCTTTTTTAGCCAACACCGCAGATTTTTTCTTTGCTCCTGGAGTACGTTTTGGTTTGTTATATCCAGGAAACGTCTCCCCCCGATAAGTTAGCTTACCGGAAGGAGTGCGTTTTACATCTTTAGTGGTAGCCATTATGCGTATTCCTTACGGACTTGCAGTATAATGGTATAACTATCCGCAGAGCTATGGCCTACAGTTGTGAATAAAATATCACCTGTTTTGCCACTGCCAGCATTATTAGTTATTCCACCAAAAGAACTGTAATCATGGTATCCGCTTTGATTCTCACCTAGTTCAATCGCAATAACATTTGATGTAGCATCAAAAAGCATTTGGACTTTCATGCCATTGCACTGCCACCATATTTTTTCTATAGAGCATCCTGTGCAAGTTTGTTTATTGCCACTAACCGATAAAGAGCTAACGTCTACTTTTGCTACAGCACTTTCGCCGGAACCATCGGAGATGTTTGTAAACTTTAATACAGCAGTGCGCTCACCGTCTATCAAAGTTTGTGAAGTGACTGCATCAGCCATAACATTCTCCCATTAGTAAACTGAGTATTCTAGCTCCACAGTAAATCTGCCAGCAGTAATATCGGCATTTACAGTTGTTGTAGCTCTAGCATACAGATGTACATTTGCGACAGCCGCCGTAATGTTTGGCACGAAAATATGGTAGTTACCTGCTGTGTCATTAAAGTTTACATCAATCTCAGTAATAGATTGAGTTGCGCTCAATTGCTCATTAAAAGAGGTAACACCAGCACCAACAATTTCAGTGCCTGAAACAGCAGCATTAGTGGCTGTACCGCTTGTAGAACTCAGAGCAAGGTTTCCAGCAAGAGTTTGACCAGCAGCAGTTGTGATGCCAATTAATGCGCGATGAATGAATATTTTGCTTGGTGTAACCAAATCATCAGGCGCATCTACATTTAGAGTACCAAGCTCTACAAGACAATCACCATCCGCATAAGCTGTTGAAGCAGCGTCTGTTGCTGCTAGAGTACCCGCAAAAGACTGTATTTTACGTGTCCCCATTGACACAATCTGGCCTGTGGCATTAACAGAAAAACCTGTTTGCGTAACTGCACCAGTTGTGCTGCTTTCATTGATTACATTAAAACCGCCCTTCGAACGGACTGGTCCCGAAAAAGTAGTAGTAGCCATGTCAATCTCCTGTCTTGGCTAATGTCAGTTACACTATGTAACTGTCAGGATAGAAAAACTATAAACAAAAAAAGGGCGGCTCGCAAGCCGCCCTTTTGAATATTTTGTGTTACGCTCCAGGAGAGCCAAATACACAACGAGGGTCAGATACGCCGAAGCTATAACGCTCACGAGCTTTGTACCGCACGTTACCTGTATCAAAATCACCTTCCATAGCAGTTTGCATCGGTGTACGAACAAAATGCTTGAAGCCATTTGGTGCATCCGTTTTAATGAAAAATGCGTCCGTATCAGTTAGGAAGTGGTTGACCACATAACCTTCAGGAAGCATACCCATATTACGGACTGCGTTGACATCGTTATCTGCTGTTCCAGGACGCAGATTAGTAGCCATCAACCGCTCTGCCACAAATTGCAACGCTGGTGGGATAATCATCTTCATACCGCGAAGCGCAATTTTCAAACCGCGCTCATCGATAAAAGCTGAAATATCAATCAGTGATTGCTCAAGTGACGTTTCATTCAAGTCAGCCGCAGTTGTCAACTCATTACGGAAGTTGCCACCAGCAGTGGTTGGATGATCTGTTGCACACAATTCTTTACCATCACCAAGTGTAAAGCTAGAATCAAAAGCGTTATTCAGCGTAGCTGCTGCTTTGACCTGCTTTGTATTAGCCATGGAACGAGCCAATGCACGAGTGTAACGAGAGCTGAGCTTATCGTAGAGGTTATCCTCAACGGCTTCTTCAGTAATCGAAAACGCAAGTGCGATTGTTTCATGTGTGTAACGAGCAGTAAATGCTTCATTAGCAATATCAAACGATACCGCAGCACCTTCTTGTTTGATGGGTGCAGCACCGAAGCCAGCGAGCATTACCTCTTCTTCGAACGCACGATCTGAATTTTCTGAGTCATAAATCTCAGCATGTTCATTCTCGTAACGGTCATACTCCATACCAAACAGAGCGTTTAGTCCAGGCTCTAGTTCTTTAAGGAGTTGGGATCTTGCAATAGCCATATCTAATTACTCCTTATAGACCAGTGGTTGCAGTATGGAATGGGAGGTTCAATTTAACAAGCAATGTAACACCAGCAGACGCTACATCAATCTCATCAAATGGATCTTTAATTCCCACAATACGGAAGTTATCCGTAGCCGTAGTTGCACCAGCAGTTGACACAGAAACTTCACCAATAGAAATACCAGTTGAACCATTCTGTGAACCGAAGTTTACCCCCTCTGCATTAGAGTGAATCAACGCGGTTGCCGTTGCAATATTAGTGAGTGAAGCATCAGCTTTGACCTCATACACTTGGTGAGGATTATCATAAACAAAAACCCTCGCCTCACTGTTTGATTTCAAAGAAGATGTTCCAGGATAGTTATTATCAAACACTGTTTCACCAGCAGTGTTTACATACTGACATCCTGCCATAACACCTAGGATAGCAACACTACCACCATCTGCCGCACTTACATCTACAAGTCCATTAGTAAGCGGGATCACCATATCGCCTTGATAAATAGCGGATGAAGATCCAGCTGTTCCGTTTACTTGTACAAGATAAGACGTCAAACCGTTGGAGTTCGCTGCGCCACCTAGAAGATTATACGGACGCAAGCCAAATGGGGCATCAAGGTTTGTACCAGCCATTATCTAGTCCTCTTCTTATTGTTCGGAGCCTCCTTTAGCTCCGAAGGTTACACGAGACTGCCTTTCATTATGAATAGGCATCGAACTATGTTGTTCCCTCATAAGGTCATTATCAACAGCATTCATTTGGTCAGCTGTTTTTTCGCGATAAAATTTATCACGCTCGGTTTTTGACTCAACAGGGAACCTTGCTAAAATGAGGCCACCAACTCCAATAACTCCTGCGTGTTTACCATCTTGTACTGTAGGAGCTTCAAAATTAGGGTACTCATCGGCGCGAACTAATTCAAAGCCTTCGCGTAGGCGAGCTGAAAGGTTTTTATTATCGTCAAAACCCATAACCGATTCACGGATCCAACGATGTACATAACCCTCAGGGGGTGGTGGGGCGTCTAACGAAGACGGAGGTTGCCAAGGTTTACGACGTGTTTCTTTTTCACGAGTGGCAGTAGTGCGTGGGGTACGATCCATGATCTATTCCTTCACGATTGTAAGCGAGCAAGTTGCTTCGCGTATTGTTCATAAGATACACCTAATTTATCTGCGATTGCAACCTGAGAAGGTGTTAATTTGATTTTTTTATTTGAGGGTTTTCCTGAAGAGCGTGTTGCACCAGCTACAGGAGCACGAGATGAAGACCTATTATCTTGTTGAAATTTATGAGGAAACTCAGTTCGAATACGTTTATCCAACTCAGCATAGTACTCATCTGACGTAGGATCAAAATATTCAGTTTCAACAAGTTGTTTATGTATTGAAAACGCTGTCAACGTCATCGGCTCATCCTGACCAAACCAAGTATTACGTTCAGCCCATGACCGTGCTTTAGGGTCAATTTGGTCGGGTGAAGGTGTTTGTGCCTGTGTTTGTTGGGGAGTTTGCTGAGGAGCTGCTTTACGTTCCTCAAGCTGTTGTTTCGCAACATTTAGTCGTTCCGTCTCGATAGCTAGTCTTGCTATTGATTTTTGTGCTTCTATTTGTGCATCAACATCACCGACATTGATAGCATCACTTAGCTGCTTTTTTAACACATCCTCTTGTGATGTTACCCTTTGATCGTACTCATTTATGTACGATTCATCAATTTGAGAACTGCGTTTCTGAAGCTCTTCATTTTGTTTTTGAACAGATTGAGCATATTCAGTAGCTGCTTTTTCACGACGCTCAGCCTCCCGCATTTTGTAGGTGAGCTTTTCAATTCGCTTTTTGACTTTGTCGCTGTAACCCTCAAGGTCTTCGTCTGAGGTTTCTTCGCTTGCACTGACTTTTTCTGTGCTTTCTTCTTCGGCAGTTTCTTTGTTGTCTTCTTGGTTTTCTTCTGTGTCATTTTCCAATTCCACTTCTACAACGTCTTCTTCGACTTTTTTAGCCTCTGGCATAAGATACACTCCTATGTGTGGATTATGTCTTCAGGGTTATTGATTGTTGCTAAAATTTCATCATCATTTAGCAACCTGACTTCGCCACCTTCAATTTTAAAGCGACTACCAGCATACCTACCAAAAATAACCCAATCGCCTTCTTTACACCAAGGCTCCCAATTTTCAGTAGGATCATTAGGGTTCCCAAATTTAATAGGATCTTTATAAGCTAGTGGACCAACTTTGACTACATAACCACAAACAGTGGCTAGTGCTTCACGGTCTACTGTAGCATCTGGTATATAAATACCTCCTGCCGTTTTACCTTTACCACGGTAAGGCAAAATAAGAATGCGCCAACCAGAGGGTTCTGGCAGTTTTTCTTTAGCGGTTATATTTTCAGGAGAGGTTTCTTTTTTAGCAGTTTGTTGTGCGGCCTTTGCATACCGTTCTGGAACAAATAGAGTTTTACTCATGTTCTATCCTTTTTAGCAGGAGATCTAATTCCTGTTTAATAGTTGCAAGCTCTGCAAGCCTAGCTCGCAGTTCCTTGAAAGCGGTTATATCATCCACTGAGCCTTGCAATAATTGCTCAGTAATCATATTTTCCCGATCTACGATTATATTACGGAGTTTTTCGTGTATGTAAAGGGTAGACATCTATGCCATACGAACTTTTTTGCGTTTTTTAGCTGTTTTAGCAGCATTTCTAAAATCTGCCGCCGATGGTGCGCCTTTTTGTCCAGGCTTACGCATTTTTTTACCACTAGCTCTACGCTTTGCAATATTCCTGTATAAACTCATTTTTTAAACCCTTTTATACCACGGATGCCGAAACTAGCTCCAATTGAGGCATACATTGCCCATTGAAACCACTCAGGGGTGCGCGATAAAGCATCAAACCCACGCTCTACAAAAGGTTGCAAAGGCGGGATGAAACACATCCCAATAATAACAATAAATAAAATAGTCCATGCTTCATCCTTCCAGCTATTGTCGCTGGCTTGAGCCATAATTTTTTCCCAACCAGCTTCATGTGTTGCTGCTGTAACCATAACCTGTGCTTCTGCTTCAGCACGAGCTTTAGCCACTGCACCTTTAGCTTTAGTCTGCTCAACCTTAGATTCCATCCAAGATCCTGCAAGGTTAGCAATAGGACCTATAAGTGCCTGTATCATTCTATAATCCTCACAATATAATTTGTGCCATCTGAGTTCTTTGATACCTCAACAGTTTTATTTTCACAAGCATACCGCACAGCAGTTGATTTTTTATACAGGTTTCGCTCAATAGTGCGCTTTGCTTTTAAACATTTAGCTATTTGCTCAAATGCTGTATGCTCAGCGACATCGCCTCCCATATATAATATCAGAGTAATTGTTTTAATCACTTCCATTACGCATCTTTTCTATTTGTTCTTCTATATTAGTTAATCTTTTTTCATAAAAATCTAATGTTAATTTTTGTTGCTGATCATGTGGTGCGCGGCCTTCATCTATTTGTTCTTGCAATTTAGCAAGTTGTTCTGACAAATGTTCAATCAGCATAAACTGTTCGGAGTCTGCTGGCAAAGCACCCATTTCTCCTCTAGGCCACTTAATCCTAAAATCTGTATTTTGACCAAGATCTGCTTCCATTAGGATAATTTTATTTTCCATAGTATTGAGGCGTTCAATAATCCCAAAATACGCCCATGTTCCTATAGCTGCCCCTACAACCATAGCCATAAGGTTACGGATCGGCATTGATAGTTCAGTATTTTCATTTAGTTTAGTCGCCACTACTCAACACCCATTATCCGTGACAGACCAAACACCTCCATAAGCATAAACGTAAAGAACAATAACAAAATACCACCAGCGATTAATTTACCACTGAAATTAGTAGAACCTATTCTTATAGCCACAAACTCATTGCCCAATATACGCAAAACAAGCTCGAAACTATTTTCTCCTACGTTTACAGATATGGGTTTTTTCTTTTCTTCAACCAAAGAGATAGCCCCCCATAAAAGATACAAACCATATAATCGGTAATATATGAATCATTAATAAAGCTCCGTATTTTTATTTACCTTAACAGGCTTACAATACGCAGTAGCTCGGTGTTCTGCTGGAACAGAACTAAGACTACCATAATTTCCATACCTCTTTGTTACTTGCGATGCAAAGTAATTACAATCAACTATAGATCTGAAATACATATCTCTACTTTGAACTTCACCGCCTAATACCACCACCAGTAAAAAAGCATGGATCATTTCTTTGCCATATATGCCTGTGCGCCAAAGTAAAAACCTACAATAGAGGCTTGACTTAAAAATAACATATCACTAAGACTTGCCAGAAACTCTAATCTTTTTTCTGGTATCCACGGTATAAGTGGCAAAAGTGCGAAACCAACCATACTAGCAACAGCAACCCAAGCCATTCGTTTTTGGGCATCTGCCTTTTCCTCTCGCAACTCTAACTCAAGCATATCCTTTGCATGAGCTATTTCTTCATCAGTCACAGTTCCATCATTATCTAAATCAAACTGTGCAAATCTAGAATTTTCTGATAAATACTTCGGCATGGTTTAAAGAACACCTTTAAACTTTGTCCCTCGAGTAGCCGCACCAGCACCACGCGAACCACCGCGTTTTACAACTTCACCAGTTCTAGGGGAACCCTCACTGCGATTAGCAATACCTCTGCGCTTAAATTCTTCAAATGACATAGTTTCATCATAATTGCCATCAAAAAACATTTCGCGTAGTTCCTGCTCAGGGTCAATAGGTATTTCTTTTACATCTTTATCTTTTTTAGTCATGCTAATCACCTCCAAAAGGATTAATACTTTGTAAGTAATTTGCAGCATTTTTAGCTGCTTCTTCTAAATTTGTAGTATCAAATCCACTAGAACCTCTATTTCTAGAAGTGCCTACTGGGTTGCTAGTAAAGACATTACCTCTTCTTGCCAATGTCGGTGAGACCTGTTTCATTTTATCTGTTAAAGTACCGAAAACATTAGTGAAAGCTAATTGATCATCGATAGCAGGACCAAGATTTTGTGGTGCTCTGTTCTGTAAAAACTGTCCTAACTCTGTTTGTGCAATACCACCCTGAGGTATAGAATCACGAAAGGATGTTTCTTTTCGATCTGGAAATCCCACATTTATATCACCGAAAGGTGTAGGCACATCAACAGTACGCGGCAAGCCAAAATAATCTAATACATCATTTACTGCTGGACCTTGTTTAGGAGCCATCTTCATTTCAGGCATAGTTACAGTTATATCCTGTGGCCGAAAATTCATTATATCATCTAGAGTTATTCCTGCATCTGCAACTTGCTGTGTACCAGAAGTAGTTCTGGAACCAAAGTTCTGTCCGCTAGGGAAAGATGGAGTAAAATCAGTAAACGCAGGAGCATCATCAGGGCGACCTGTATATCCACCAACAATACTATCTTTACCCACTATTGTACTACCCGAAGCTATACCTTGATTTTTTGCCGCAGGATTTGTTGTAGAACCTATTCCCATCCTACCAGCAATAGTATTTGCTAATCCAACAATACCTTTTACTGTATTTGATCCAGGAATAGCTGCCGATAATATACCTAACGGTGTATTTCGTCCAGGAACAACCATATTTGCTACGTTTTGACCAAAACTTTTTTTGGTATCATAGCCAAACATTCCAGGAATATCTGTTGGCTCTCTATATCCTAATTGACTAGCTACATAATTTTGTGTAGAAGTAGCATACGGATCCATACCCCTAGCTATTGCATCTAAAGCAGCATTATACGCTCTAGAGTCTGGACCAGACATTCTTCCAGAAGCTGTGTAACTCTGTTCTTCTAATGCGCCTCCTGGACCATCTTGTCTGCCTCTGTTTTGGTTTGTGTCATCCCCACCGCTATCGCTAAAACCACCGCTAAAAGTATCGGCGGTTACACTGCTTTGGCCTTCATCCATACCCCCACCGAAAGACATACCCGATGGGTCGTTAGCTCTTCCTGCTTCGTTTTCGCCTCCAAAACCTCTAGGCATTACCCACCCCCTCTATTAGCTGTGCGTTGTAGGGCTATCTGTGCTCGCATCGCAGCTATATCTTCTGTGCTGCCAATACGCTCACGTTGGATGGCGGCTTGCTCATTTGCTTTTTGTTTATTAAACTCCAGCTCCATTTGCTCTTGGCGAGCATCCTGCATTTGATCTTGTTGGCGTAGCATAAGCTCTTGCTGTTTTAATTCAACTAATGGGTCTTGTTTTTGCATACCCATCAATTGTGCTTCTTCTTGTAGATAGGCTGTAATTAGCTCAGACTCTATTTCATCCAAACGGCTTTGCATCATCTCAGGTGGTATTTGTTGACCCTGCTGTTGCATTTGCAGCATCTCTTGTTGAGCAACCATTTGTGCTTTCATAGATAAATGCTCAAATATATGCGTTTGCAAAATCTGCATTGCTGCAGGATTACCTTTTACAATAGCACTATTAAAATAAGCTAAATGAGATTTTATATGTGCATCATGGTTTTGTTCTGGAAAGGCTTTTAATTGTTGCCTACCAGCCATAGCTAATTGCAATTGACCATTTTCAGTAATGGCATTGGTAGGCTTTGGCTGTTGTGGTGGAGTAAGTATCTGCTCAATATTATCTACACCCAAAGCACTATACATCCTACGGTATGCTTCATAAGTATTGTGCAACTGTGGGTTTGCTTGTGCGAGTTTTAATTGCTCACTCGCTAAACTCACACGTTGTGACATACTGAAAATATTAGGGTTAGCAACTGGTACAATATCTACACGACCATCAAAATCCTGTGCTTTCATACCTTGTTGGTTGCCAGTAACATTGTACAAATAATCACTGCCATCTGTGCCAATTATTTCAGCAAGTAATTTAAACTCTTGCTTCATAGCATTATACAAGCGTTTATGCACCGCAGACATAATACGGCTACCACGTTCCATCAAAGCTACTGTCGTACCAACAGGCATTTCAGTATTTTGGATATTACCCGTGCCAATATCTGTAGTACCTACAAATTTTTGTGCTGCCTGAACTACAAAACCGAGCAGCTGGAACAGAGTCGCGCTCGGCTCTTTGTAGGGCAAAGGTAAGAGCGAGCTGCGTAACTCCGTTCCAACAACATCTACATCGCGCCATTCTCCGGGCTGAAGTGGTTGGTCATCATCACGGATACGTAACCCTCGTGCTTTAAACCCTGCTGGCATATTTGACAAAGTACCAGCATCAATCAGTTGCCTGAGGTTAGCTGTAGCTGTGCGCGATAGATTACCAAGTAAATGAATCAAGCCATTACCGTAAAAACCTAATCCTGGAGTAAACATATAATGAATAAAAAACTGTTTTTTACGCTTAAACGCATCATTATCAGCATAATTACGGTAGATAGATAAAACTTCGCCAGAATCTGCAGAAACAGTAACAATATACGGCAGTTTTATACCTGTCGGCTCACCATTTTCATCTTTATCAGCAAAATCTTCTATATCTAGATAACAATGGCACTCATAAAGCACTAATTCTTCATAAGAACCCGATTTTTCCAAACCAGAAAGCTCTTCTTTAGCCTCTTTTAGCTCATCATACTCACCTTCTCCAGGATTTACCTCTAGATCGCGGTAAAAACCGTTTACTTGTAGCTTGCGTAACTCATTTTCAGTCATACGAATGATATGTGTTACACGTTCTGTGCTTGCTAAATCAGTAGCATTGTATGGAACTAGCAAATCTTCGGCTTGTATAAACTTACTTACCTGTCTGCCAAGTTGTGGATCGGGGTAAACCTTCTTAAATGCACTACCGCATAGCCCCAAGTAATATAACATCTGGTCAAACTCAGAATCATACTCTTCCATAACATGCAGAATCTGGTAATTCATCTCCGTTTTAATACGTTCTGCCTGTTTTTCTAATTCTGGTGATGTATCACCCAAGACTTGTGTGCGGACAGGACCACTCGGAGGCAATAATTCTTTATAGGCTTGGCTTTGAAACTGGCTAACAGCTTCATTCAGCATAGGATGTATTACACCAGTAGCACCCTGAAAAGGTTCTGTACGGTTATCATACTTTACACCCAATAAATCTAAACCTTTTGTATAGGTGCTTAACCATTCATTACGAGAAGCTTTATCCTCATCTACTTTTTCAAGCACCATACTGGAAATACCTGTAAGTTCATCATCATCGATAAACTCAGCTAGGTTATCCATAAATTTTGCTTCACCTTTATTTTCCGCATCAGGTTCGGCAAACTCCACAGAACCATCTTCAAGTGTGGACATTTCCATACCATCAAAAGAAGGTTCAGGGGCAGCGGTCGGTAGTTCTATTTCTAATTCATCACTAGGTAGTGGATTACCCACCAATGTTAATTCACGCTCAACATTATTATAAGGGCTAGGTTTTTTCGCCACTTGACTTACCTCCCTGTATCACACGCAATTTAGGACGGTCAATAACAGCTACCTCATCCAATACCTTTTCAATATACTGTTTTAATTCTTCTATTCTAACCGTAATAGGAATTTGTTCTGGGTGGTGCATCGACATAATCGTTATAATCCTCTGGGTGCTGTATAAACCCACCTTCGCGGAAACGTCGGAGAGCCTGTGTTACTGTATCAACAAAATCATCATTTTCGCCAACAGGAAATGAAGCACACTCTTCTATCACTTCCTCTGCCCATCTAGTATCCGGAGCCCATACTAACCCACTTTCTAGGATTGGCGCAATGGAGTTCACACGAGTATATTTATCATTACCTCTACTCGGGGAATAATTCTGCACCGGAATACCCATACTACGCAACTCTTGCGTCAATGGCATACCACTGGCTTTTGCCTCAATAATCACACATTCTGGTTCCCAATAATCATATTCTTCTTTCGCAATACGTTTTAATTCAGGAAAATCCCATCGGCCACGCCGCGCATCTACCAGAACAATATTGGGTGGTTCTCCCTCAACTGGATAAAATACACCCCATGTTGTTATCGCACTAAAATCAGCATTCTCTTTTTTACTGTATGCTGTATCATAACTCTGCATCACATAACTTAATTGGGGGATATCTTCTTTTTCCCACTTATTCCACCACTCACGCTTCAATATAGCTGTTGTTTCACTCGTCGGGTTTTGCTGCCATTGCGCTTCCCATTTACCAACTGATAATGAAGCCTTTACCTTTAATAATTCATCTTTTTTCCAAAACTCAGGCCATAAAACCTTCTCATCATCTAGTAATGCCGGAAACTCTATCACCTCCCACTGGTCTGCTAATACATCCCGCGCCTGTTGTTTTAATAATTTGCCAGTCAAATCTATCTCTGACCAACGCGTCATCACAATTACAATCGCTCCTCCAGGCTGCAATCTTTGCCGTGGACCAGATGTATACCACTCATACGCATTCTCTAATGCTGCTGGGGATAAAGCATCTTGTTCAGAGTGCGGGTCATCAATAATCATTAAATCCGCACCACGGCCTGTAATCGCACCACCTACACCAGCCGCAAAATATTCACCGCCAGCATGGGTCTCCCATCGGCCAGCCGCACTACTATCTTGCCGCAATTTTACATCTGGAAAGACTAGAGAGTAATCGTTACTGTTCATAAGGTTACGCACCTTTCGGCCAAACCTTACTGCTAACTCACCTGTATGCGTTGCCTGTATTATCTTTAATTTTGGATTTAACCCCATTAAATAACTCGGCAATAAATAACTGGCAAATTCTGACTTTGTATGTCTCGGCGGCATATTCACAATTAACCGCTTAATACTACCATCAGCTAAACCATTAAACTTCTGCGCCATTATCTTATGGTGCTTCCCCTCAATAAACTCAGGCCATACTGTTTTGCAGTAGGCCATAAAATCCTTCCTCGCGTGATCACTCGAGATGTGCTGTTTCTGCTTCTCAAGCAACCGCGCATACTGCTTCAATACTTCTTCGGGGATAGTTACCGGAACATCACTCATATTATTCTAATAATATAAAAATTTTCTTGGCGCAATGATCTCGGATCAATGTTTCAAAAAAGGGGGTATGGGTACGCTGTATAATTTTCAGAGTGGTAATGATTTGGACAGAACCGTGTACTGCGCTGTGCTTGTACAGGTTCATCGCTCTCTTAGGGGGGTTGCCCTGTTGCAAAAGTGCAACACTGTAACAAATGTGCCGCCAAGTACCTTTTGGTACTTGGCGGCTAGGGGTTAGCTTGTAACCACCAGTTTACCAAACGCCGTGCCGTATGTGGCAACGGTTTGGCTGCTTAAAGCAAACGCACCGTTTAGTATTGCAGCAACCGCGTTTTGGTTGGTGTGTGCGCTGTTAGCGTTACACAATACACCGCTGCCGCCTTTAAGCACACCGTTAGGGTGTGTGCCAGCAATGTGCATTGCTGCATGGCACTGTACTAATGGGGTGGCTGTTAGCTTGCTTGGTACTTTAGTGCTAATGCCAGCAACGTTAAAGCACTTAACGCCTTTAACAGTATGCTGTGGCACACCATTAACACATGCCCATAACATTAGGCCGCGTGCGCTAATAACGCCTTGCTTGTTTGGCTGCATAACCGCCCATAACTTGCCACCACCAAACAGTACACCGTTAGCCAAGGCATTAGGCGTAAACTGCAAGTTGACATTGCCCATGCCGTTAGCGTTAATAAAAGCATGCATAGCCGCAACGTTAATATTGCCAGCCGCACCGTTTGCACCGTTAAAAGCCTGTGCCGCTTGTGTAGTAGTTTTAACCATTGTAAACCCCTAGGTTAAAGTTACCAGCCAACACCGCGTTGGCTGTTGCATATTATTATAAGCATTTACACAACCGTGTAAACCCCTAAAAGCACATTATTACAAAAATAATTGCAATAACCCCAATTAACCCCATTAGCATTTGTGCCGCCATGCACCAATATAGCCGACCATAAAACTGGAGAAGCCAATAACAAAAATCATTGCACTCATATAGTGATGCAACGGTGGGATATTAAATAGGTCTACACTGGTAAACATTAAGAACACACCAGCCAACATTAGATAGGTATATGTAAACATCATCAACATAACTAGCTCCTTTGCGTTAAGTTATGTGTTTACAGTGCCAGCCAAAAAACTTTCTTGCCAGCACAAAATTGTCACCGCGACCAGGACTGACTTCTCCTGAAGTCTTTAATGATGTAGTGTGAGTATATATGACGGTGCATATATAATGAGATCTCTTTCTATCTCCATCCATCCATCCATCCATCAAAAAAGAAAGGGCGACCAATCGGCCGCCCATCCTATGATTACTTGGCTGGGATAACGAACAGCTCAACGAATGGGTTGCCCCAAGTCGCCTTGGCTGAGGGCGACTGTCCACCATTAAGCGCGTCAAGCAAAGCGTGGAAGCGACGTGCTTTAATAGAACGATGCGCCATATCAACTTCTTGCAATGTGCAATTACCGTTGATCAACTGCCAAACGACCTTGCCGCGAAGCGTGGTTTTAGGCTGACCGTCAGCATCGTACAATGTACGCTTGCTTTCAAAAGGGAAAGGCTGTTCAGCCTTGGGGTCAACCGTTGCCACTGGACGGACACCTACGTTGAGGGGATTGCCGCCAGCTTGCTCCTGGACAAACTTAAAAATGTCCTCAGCAGTAACGCCGATAGATTTACGGTCCTCAGGCAGGTCCTGAATACCACGAAAAATTACTTCTGCCACTTGGGACTTTTTGATAGCTGATTTAGCCATAACAATGCTCCTTTCTACGAGCAGTACCGCGACACCATTGCCGCTTTGGTAAGTATAGAGTAGCAAGTTTGATGGCTGATGTAAACACTTAAATTATCATTTTGAGTAAAAAAGATGGCCGGAGTCGAGTAGCTCGACGTCAGGTGATTTCAGCGGATCTCTCGACCTGGATCGTCGTTCGTCATCAGTCGTCTGAGAACCCTCGTCCATCCATCACGGTCCATCGGCCATTCCATCCGGTCATCGTACACTGGCTCATCATCCATCAATCTCCGGCTCAGGTTACGACCATCCAAAAATAATAGCTGTCTAGACGAAAGATGATGGACCAAGTTCCAAACGCATCCACCAACAGAGGTTCTTGAGGTCTGCCATGCTATTTGATGAGGACGCCACTGTGGGAACTTCTTGTCAGACTTTGTCGTAAGAACCTTTAACTCAACCCAGAAGTCCTTGCCATTCAAGCAACCATTGACGTCAGGTACTCCTGGACTTGCCCACGACTCCATCCTAGTCCAATGCACCCCGAGGGGCTTAGTTCCGTCGCGTAGGGCTTTCCAAAGTTTAGATTCAGGTTTCTTTGTCGCCATCGGGTAGAACCTCCAAATTGTCCATCTCTATGACAGGGCTGGTTGCTTCTACCAATGCAGGGTACTCTTGCTGTATCCGCTTAATTTCAGTGAGTACTTCTTCTTTACTCATTTGGTCTATCTTACCATGCAGTATTTCTTTACGATCAATGTAAAGACCTGCCGCTGAACCTCTGGCTTTTTCAGCAGATACGGCTGCGGCATAGTTTCCATTCTGCAATGCTTGGTCACGCAGTTGTGCGAGCTTTTGTACATGGCTTTCAAAAGTAACCTCGTACTTATGCTGTAGCTCTTTCTTGATCTCATAAACCCTTTGCAAGACTTGTGGGTAATTACGACCATTTAGCATATGACTTGCAATAGAGTGTGCATTGGATTCAGCATACCCTGCCCTGAGTGCCGCTTCCGTTTGCGTAACCTCTTCTGTAGCGTAAATCATTGCAAACTTTTCCTGCATGGGTGTCAGCCCTTTTTCCACCCGAGGGTTTGCAACAACGTCCAAACTATTTTTATGAGTGACTTTCGCTTTTGCCATAAGACCATACTACTTTTCTATAATAGGAACGTAAATAGAAATCGAGTCATTACAAAAAACCAACGGCTCAAACTCGCGTAGCTGTCTAAAGTTTAGACTACAATATATGAATTAGAGGTATAACCCTTTGATATGATTGTATAGCCATATATCGTATATTTGAATATCGGATAGAGTACAATACCCCATATTTCATTTTCGGTACTATATATAAAAGTGACGCAATATCAGAGAGCCACGGTTATTAGACCGTGACCCTTGACCCTTGTGTTGTTTATATTTGGCAGAGGCGGTAGGAATTGAACCCACTCTTTCAGGGTTGGAACCTGATGTGCTGCCGTAACACTTCGCCTCTATATAAAGATGATTACCAGTAAAACAGGTATCATATCCCAGAGTAATTCCATGATTACCACCAGCAAGAGTAAACGACTTGTTTACCCTCCTTGATAGCGGCTTTTGCGGCTTCTATAAAAGCTAGGTCATCTTCCCTGTAATGTTTTACAGATTCATCTTGGAATTGGTGACCGTAGAAAAAACCGCCATCACAAACATTTTCAACATACCCATTATGAATGGCTCCCTCCAGCTTATTTATATCACCTTCGGTGAGTACCATATCATTGCAGTTAAGCTCAACGGCTGGTCTGCCCGTTTTTTCAACCCACAGTTGCTCCATAAATCTTTGAAGCCGAGCATGTTTACGCCAGTAAAAATCTTGCTCTGTAGTTTTTATTTTAGCATCCACATGAATATGTGCGTATTGATCTAATCCCATTTTTACCTCCTGTTAAGATTGAGCAGCCACGCTGCCTATAGTTTTATAATAAAGTGTGATGCCACATGAAGTAGTATTAAATACTCCATGTGACTATTTTGTTTAACCAAGTATCCACAGAACTATGAGCAGTGTTATTGCTCCTAAAATGCCAAACAGTATCATGCTACGTTTGTATCCCGTGGCATATCAATAATGTGCCATACGGCCTCAAGTAATGCTTCCTCGCCTACATCGCTAGAAAGCAATATGGCAGAACATTTAGGCTCATTTGAAACAGGGACAACAGTTGGTGGACCGTCAATATGTGGATAGTAATAGCACACTAGCATATAATCATCTGCCCAACCTGTTTCTGTTGGTTGTGGGATACGAGTAACGACCAACCTTTCAATTTCTGTAATCCACAAATCGCAAGATGTTTCACTAAGGGTTGGGTCACACACTGTTTGTGATTTTAGTGCGTAATCCTGCATGATAGATTGCACTTGCTGTAAGAATTGAGTAGCCATTGCTACCTCCTTTCGTTGATGTAGCCACCATTGGCTACCATTATATAATAAGGTGTGAGGGGCAAAGAGGTTAGTTATAATACTCATCGCGAACAAAATGACGGTCGCCGTAGCGACCGCCAGTCTTCCAAGGGAGGAGATTTATCATTACTCATCTTTTTGTATCGCGCAAGCATCAATCATTGAGTGTGCGATATTTTTTGCACGAAGAGCAGTATGCTCATCAATGAACTCTTCAATCTCATCAGGATCCATCAATCCGCTACTATTGAGTCGTTCTGCACATTGTCGTGCATTAATCTTTCCATCCACAAAATCACTCTGAGCATCTTCCATAATACCCATCGCCCATGCTTTGACTTTACCCATCTTTTCTATACTCCTCCATCCATGTATTTACAACTTCTGTAGCTGCATGTCTTGTTAAACCAAACTCTTCCATGATGTATGCGGTAGCACCGAACATATTTGTTTCACCACTTTCCCGCAAATCATCAAGGAATTGTTTATACGATTTACTCAATCCACCAGAGTTACCCATTAGTATTCACTCGGTAGCATAAGTACGCCATCCTGTAAGTAGAACTTGAAACCAGAGTTAGTGGGCAGATCAGTATACTCAATAGTGCGAGTATGCAGGGTTATCGGACCACCACCTTTATCACCATCTGTACCTACAATCACTGCACTATTATCATCATCAACAGTTACTTCAATGAAGATAATAGGGTCTTCTTCACTAAGCAGTGGCAGGAACTCAGTAGCTATAATATCCATAAGCCAGTAAGCACCCATCTGTTCAGCAAAGGATTTAGTACCATCCGTGAGCCGTAGTTCAGGCGTCATGGGTAATTGGTGGGAATAATGATTTAGGCTACCAGTGAAGGCAGTAAAATCAAAGATCAAGTCTTTTGCGTTATTCATTCTATGCTCCTTTCTATAAGCATTTATACCATACTTTAACTATAAAGCCTGAGGTATTGAAAACAACTAATAAATACTCAAAGTAATCGTTTAGGTGTTCCATGGATTTGCAGCCAATGATTTAAGGTAACATCTGCTTTTACTCGCTACATCCTGCATAAATCAATCAATGAGGGACAGGAATGTTTAGAGATCCATGGCCTTGTATTCCGCAATGCTAGACTCCTCTAAAACATCGCTAGGACGTCGTCAAACCTAATACACGTCGCCCAGAAAGGTGTGTCGTTACCCCCTCTATCTCGGAACAGGATTATTATCATCCTGCCCATATAAGTATTGTAGACTCCAAAATTCAGATGCTTCCTCATCACCGTGTATTATACGCAACTCTTGCCTATCAATAATCCAAATTTCATTATCGGGGCGAAAGCATATCCTAGCATGTAGGTTATCACTTATATCAAAAGCACTACACTCAGCAGTAGTCGGGCTTGCCCAGTCAAATGAAACAATTAGTTCCAGAAGCTCTGGATCTTTTTCCAAATCCTTTTTATCCATCGGTCCCTCCTTGGTGTTGCAGATAGAATGTGTAACCCAATCAATGAGTTACCCCCAGTCTTTACGGTCTTCTTCTGTATCATAACCATTACGATACTCCTTTATTTGTTCAGGAGTCATATTTTCTATCTTTACTTCACGAAAACACAGCTCCATCTTGCCAGCGATAGACTCATATGTCCATACATGATAATGCGGTCGGTACACCCGACCGTAGTAGCGATCAGCACTACCACGGTCAGCTGGTGAACCATGATTACCCCACATTACTCTCAAGCTCCCTATCAACACGAGCTTGGGCAATACGCTCAGCGCATAACATAGCTTCTTTATGCACTTGAGGATACCGTGCTTCAACATAACCTTGATAAGCGAGTAACTCACCGTACAGATTAGCTAGATCACCGATCTGCCTTGCAGAATCAGATACTTCATGGTGAACACGAGTAAACTGCTCAAGGTTTTCAATAAAGTCTTT